GCGCCAGTAGGCCACGGCCACGGCCTCGGTCCGGTACGCGGCCGCTACAAGGTCGCGGAGGTCCTCGAGGCAGCTCGTCCGGTGGGCGGTGATTCCGTTGCCCCAGGAGGCACGGACGAAGACCGTGCCCTCGTAGATGTCGCACCAGATTTTATCCGGCACGTCGTCGATGTCGTCGCCTTGAAACGCGACGGCGGCCATCTCGGCGAGTTCCTGGCGGTCGATCTCCATCGGAGCCTCCGCTGGAATTGTCGCCAGCGTGGGGCGTGGAGAATCAGCGGTGAAACCCTTCACGCGGCGAGCATGCGCCGCGCCGCCACTTCGAAACCTTCGCCTTCACGAGCTGCTCGTCCTCGTCGAGCCGCGCCGCGAGATGAGCCTCGCGGAGTGGCTGGGCCTGGGCCGCGACCCATGGTGCCAAAGCAAGCCCGGAGGCCGAGGCTTTCTCCTCGAGGTCCGAGACGTCGTCGGGGAAGTGTGGGTCGTAGCTCACGTGGTCGCCTCCGCTGCTTTGTGAAGTTGCTCGATCACCCGGCGCTTCGTCGCCTCGAACCGGGCCGCGTCGTCCCCCGACCAGGCCGCCGCCGGTGGCCGCTCGTCTGGCCGGCCGCCTGGCCGCTGGTCGCGCGGGTTGTCGAACTGCCCCCCGAGGACCTTGTCGACGAACCCCGGCGCGACGAGCTGCGGGAGCGTCACCGGATCCCGGAAGTAGCGGCAGCGTGGGAGGGCCTCGATCGCGGCCAGGGCCTTCGCGAACCAGCCGGGCTCCGCGAGCCTCTCCGCGGCTTTGTCTGGCGGGGCGGGCAGAGACCAGGGTCGACCCTTCCCGGCCTTCCAGGCGGCCCGTAGGGCCTCCCAGGAGGGTGTCTCCGTGTCCGCCTCCTCGAGCGCAGCGTCACCGGGGGAAGAAGAAGAATTTCTATCTCTTCTCTCTCCTCTCTCTAGGGCGCGTCGCGCCCCCGCTGGGGGCGCTGTGCGCCCCCGACCGGGGCGCGTAGCGCCCCCGGCCTTGTCGACCTGGTGGCGGACCGTGGAGAGGGATCGCGATTTGGCGGCTTTCGCGAACCTGGAGTCCCATCCGGGGATACCAATGGTTCCGCCTTCCGCGTCGATCACGAGCCAGCCCACCGCCTCGACCTCCCGCCAGAAGGCCTCGTCTCCCCCGCACTCCTTCGCGATCAGCCGGACGGAGATCCGGATCGTGCCGTCGGAGCTGTTGAGGGCCGCGTAGCCCCATAGGGCTTGGAGACGTCCGACGACCGTGGCATTCTCCAAGCCGGTCCGGTCGACCAGCTCGAGGACCTCGGGCTTCCTGGGCGTGCAGACGTCGTACGGGATCCATTCACCGGCCATCCGTTGCCCTCCTGTACCTCGTCTCCCTGTTGCCAGTCGGCGAGACCGCCTCGCCAACCTCCACCACCAGGCCGCGCCGCCGCAGCTCGTGCATACGTCTGGCGACCTGTTGCTCGTCGAGCCCGCAGCGCGCCGCGATCTCGTCCTTCGTGCCGGGGGCTGACGCGAGAGCCTCAAGGATCCGCTCCCGGTGGCCGGTGGCGAACGCTCGCGAGGCCCGGCCCGCGGCCTTCGATGTCGGCGGATCGTTCCGCCGGGCTGCGACCCATAGCGGCGATACCGCCTCAATTTCTGGGAAGTAGTCGCTCACGATCGCCCCCAGATCCGGTCCCAGGCGGCGTCGATGTAGGCCCGCTCCGCTTCGCTCGCCGCTCCGGCCGACATCCGCTCGACCTGGGAGGCGCTCACGCGTGCCATGTTCGGCAGCGGCACGAACGAGTAGCGGGTCGCCGGCTTGTCTTCGGGCTCCGGCATCTCTCGGACGATGTCGTCGATCTGCCGGTTATGCCGGCGTCGCGCCTCCATCGCGTCCTCGTCTGGTTCATCCATGAACATCGAGCCGGTCTCCTAGAAGGGGATGTCGTCGTCGGGAAACTGGGTCGCCGCCGCCTTCGACTGACGCTTCTTCGCCGTGGCCGGAGCCGGGGCCGCCGGCTTAAAGTTGCCGACGTTGACGTACGTGCCGGCCGGCTTCACCTGGTGGTAAATCCGGGCGACGACCGTCCGGCCGACGAGCGAACCGTCGGCAACGGCCGACATCAGTCCGCCCTTTGGGACGCCCATCGCCTCCCGCAGCTCGTGGGCGAGACGCTTCGCCCAGTCGGCGTCCTTGTAGATGTTGCAAAACACCCACCCGTATCGGGCCTCCGGATGAGCCAGGCGGATCTGAAGCCTCGTCGGCTCGTCGATCGTCGCCTTGATCTCGAACGCGTGTTCTCCCTCCGGGACCATCTCACGATCGCGCGTAGCGGGCTCGGCCTGCGGTGCTTCCGAAAAGTCGTCGAACCATTCAGCCATGAGCGACCTCCTTTGAGTCGATTTCGTTGTGTCGTACTTCGATCCGTGCCGTCAGTTCGTTGTGTTGCTCGCGCGTGATCTGGTCCGTCGAGACCAGCTCGTCGAGCCGGTCGGCGATCTTCCCGAGCGTTCGCACGTTTTGAGCGCCGCGGATGTAGTCCCGGATCTGGTCGGGCAGCGGCACCGGCGCGGCCGCTTGGGCGGCCGGCCGCGCCGGTAGTGAAGCCGCGGTAGGAGGAACCGCGGGCCGCTGTTCGCCAGTGTTCAGCCAGTCGGCGAGCTGCCGGCCGAGATCCTCGCCGGCCTCCCGGATCACCGCGTCTTTCAAGAACGCGGCGCGGGTCTTCGTCACGATCAGGTCGTGTTCCTGGGTGACGTCGCCGACGACCGTGAACTCGTATTCCAGGCCGTCACGCTGGACGGGTTGGAGTCCGACCTTCCGGACCTGGTTCCGACCGCCGACGTTCTCGACGACGTATTCGACCTTCGACCGAAGCGTACAGATCACGTGGATCGGAGCCCCGAGGATCGCGTCGACCAGCGCGTTATGGCGGGGCGTCGCGTCCCGCCAGGCCCCGAAGTTTCCTCCGCCCTGGTTCCGCTTGCCGGCCTTGTCGACGAACTCGAGGATCCCGCCCTTGCCGGCCCACGCGTGAGAAAGACTGTCGATCACGAGGACGTCGTATCCGCCATCGACGGCCGCCTTGATCGCGTCGGTGAACTGCTCGACCTCGTACGAGTCCAGCTCCATCACGTCGAAGTCGAGGCCCCGCTCGCCGCTATAGAGGCTGGCCGAGCCGCGCTCCGTGTCGATCACCGCCACGCGACCGCCGAGACCCTTCGCAATCCGAAGGGCCGTCATCGTCTTCCCACTGCCGGCCGGTCCGACCAGCCCGAGCCGCAGTTTCGCGGCCGCCTTCGTTGCCCGTTTAAATCCGCTCATCGTTTCCTCCTGGGTGAAAAACCGGCGGGGTGATCCATCACCGCCGCCGGCACGATCCGTCACGACATCCGGACTTCCGCCGGCATCCTCCGCGAGGGTCTCCGCCATCGCGGCCATCCATGAAAAACACAGTCGCCCCGATCGCGATCGCCGACGCTGCCGCCATCCCGGCGGCGAACATGAGCCACGCGCCTAGTAGGGCGTTCAGTTCCATACCTCCCCCGTTTCGTCGTCGAGGTACAGCTCGGCGGCCGCAAACGCTTCGCGGGCCTGGGGCATCAGGTGGAGCCGGTCGAGGGCGAACAGGCCCGGCCCGACGGGGCGGAGGTTCCGGACCAGCTCGAGGCCGAGCCGGACCGCCTTGAACAACTTCGAAAGGTGGTACGTCTTCCGCTGTAGCCACGAGTGATGAGGCCCCAGGCGGTACGAGGTTCGATGGTGGGCGGCGCGTGCCATGGGTTAGGCCCTCGTGATGTCGTCGGGATGGGCCACGATCCACGCCCCGGCACAATCGACCGCGAGCCGACCAGGCTCCGCCGCGATCACGTAGCCGGACCACCGTCGGCCGGCCGTGATTCCGTTCACGAAGTCGCCGACCGCCGGCAGCTCGCGAGGGGAGCCGTACGTTTCGGCCATGCCGTTCACCGCCGCCGCGTATTCGTTCGAGTGGGCATCCATGCCTTTTGCCTCCATCGTCAAATGATCTACCCGATCGAACCAGCCGCGAAGATCCGGAGCAGGGCGACGAGTAGCTCTATCCACAGGTCAGCGTTCATGCGTTCCTCCTGAACTGATGATCCGACCGTCGGTCATCCATGACGCGACGGAGAACCTATTGCCTGTATCGTCAAATGGTCAACCCCAGTTGAAACGATTTTTTCGAGCCCTGTTTTCCGCGTGAAAAACCGCAGCTAGCAACGCTAGAACTGGTCGCGGACCGCCTTCGCTTGGGAGATCATCTCGGAGAGGTCGCCCTTCGAGATGCCGGGCGGGACCTGTATCCCGAGGTCGCGGGCGAACGCGAGCTGACGGTCGGTCGGCGGATCATGCCGCCACGCGTTCGGGCGGCGCGGCCAGGCGAGGAAGCCGGCGATCGCAATCACCGACGAGACTCCAATCGCGTATACGCTCAGTTCCTTCGCAAACGCTGTCGACGCCAGAAGGATCAGACCAATGGCGGAAACACAGATCGCCGCAGCCAGTCGGACGGAGTAGATGAGAACGGACAACACAGGGCGGACTCCTCGAGGTCGAGTACCTCGTCTCAGGCGGCGTCCGGCTTTGTCCGTGGGCGGCCGCCGCGTTTCTTTCGGGTCTCGGCCTTCCGCTTGCTGAGACGCTCCACTTCGTCGAGATAGTAGTAGACGCGCCGCTGGGATTCCACGACGCGATGCAGTTCGCCGGCCTTGGCAAGCATCCGCAGATTGGAAGGACCGCAGCCGTAGATCTGAGCGGCCTCGCCTGGGGAGACAAGTTTCTTTCCGGTCTTTGGGTGGATCAGCATTCCCATAGCCTCCGAGGGTATGCCAGCCGCCGCCCGGTTCAACCGGCCGACGGTTTGCTTTTCGCCGGCCCCCACCCCTATAGTGGGGTAGGGACCGAATACACCCGGAAGGGCTCGAACCTTCAACCTTCGGTTCCGTAGACCGATGCAATACCGTCGAGTGGGATGCCCACCTGTACGGGTTGTCCGCGCGCTACGGAATTTGAGGGGGGCGAAGTGTCCGGTCCGGTAACGAAATCGGACAACACAGGCGACGGAGCGCCCTAGGCTGGAGCGCTCCATGATTCGCAAAGCATCCCCTGAAACTCTCCGCCAGTACCTCGCGGAATACGCGCTCACGCGTCCGATCTGCGCGGGGGCGGTCAGGCAATACGAGATCGCCGTCGACCTGTTCGAGCGGTGGGCGAGGAGGACGATCCGCCTCGACGAGCTGGACGAGATGGAGATCTCCGCCTGGCTGCGCGACTACTCTCAGACGGTCGCGCCGTCGACCGTGAAGAGTAAGCGCGTGATGGTCGTCGGCCTTTGGAGGAACGCGGCCGACGACGGATATGTCGACCCACCACGCCGCCGGATCCGGACGGCCCGCGTGATCTCCGACGCCCCCGAGGCCTGGACGGTCGACGAGGTCCGCCGCCTGGTCGACGCGTGCCGGACGATGAAACGCCCCCACCGCTGCGGCCTCCCCCGGAGCGTGTTCTTCGAGCTGGCGGTCCGCGTCGCCTGGGATACGGGCCTCCGCTGGGGCGACCTGTGCCGGCTCCGCGTGGATCAGATCACGCCGGAGGGCTTCGCGGCTTTCAGTCAGTCGAAGACCGGCCGCGTCGTCGTCTGCCATCTCGAGGCCGATACCGTCGAGCTGCTACGCCGGTCGCTCGAGCTGGTCCCGAGGGACCTCGTTTGCCCCTGGTTGTCGAGCCGGGAGAGTTTTAACGCGCAGATCCGGACGCTCGTCCGGAAGGCCGGGATCCGGCGCGGGACGTGGAAATGGCTCCGCCGGGCTTCCGCGACCGATGTCGAGATTCAACAGGCCGGGTCGGCGGCGCGGCATCTCGGCCACGCTCCGGGCTCACGGATCGCATATACAAACTACGTAGATCCTCGCGTGATCGCGGCGGCCGGCCGCGTCGTCTGGCCGACCCCGCTCACGCCTCACTAGCTTCGACCTCCGCGAGGCAGGCCGCGTAGCCGGCTAGGTCAACCGGCGTGTCGGCACTCTTCGACTGGCCGCCGTTGCCCTGATGTCGGGCGAGCTTGTCGAGGATCATCACCTGTGCCCAGTCGGCGACCGTCAGCGGCTCGCGGAGTTTGTGAGAGAATATGGCATTGACCGCCGCGACCGTCTTCGCGAAGTGTTCGGCCGGCGGGCCGTAGGTCAAGCGTCGATCCTCGATCGTGGCGCTCGCCTTCGCGAGGAGTTGCTGGGCCGGGCTGGAAGATACGAACGCCATAGGAGCCTCCTGGAGTTTGCGAACCATCCGGACGAGATGGACGACGTACGAGGCTAGCGTCCCGCTCGTCCCAGTCCACGCGCCGGAAAACCGCCTGGCGTAACGCTCGGCCTCGAGCAGCTCGTCGGGGGTCAGCCAGTGCATCAGTCGCCCAACTGTTTCATCTCGTAGAGCATTTTGAGGACGCGACGCTGGACCCTCGCGAGTTCGGTGATCGCCTCTTCGGAGATGCTGGGGCCGAGGGCCGCGTGGGCCAGCTCGTGGAGGATGGTCTCGACGCGGCTCCATCCGCGGATCCGCTCGTCGATCAGGATCCGCGGCTTCGCGGCCGTGTCGAAGTACGTCCAGCCCGCGGCGTCGCCGGTTAGCTTGGTAAACCGGAGGAGCCACCGCTTCCCGTCGATCTTTACGTGATGGTCGTCGCTCACGCCAGCCTCCCCAGCTCGAGCCGTGGGCCGGCAACGTGCATCGCCTGGAGGCCGCCGTCGGGCCGGTAGATGAACAGCTCCATCGCCCGGCGGGAGCCGACGAACCCGCTCGCCGCGTGCCAGTCGTCGGCCGGGCAGAGGGCCGGGGCGACGCGGACGAGGACGCCGTCGATCGTCTCGATCGGCCGGCTCCACTCCGCGGCCTGGTGGTGAAGAGGTCCGGTATGAACTTCGCGGTACGGGCAGCGGCTCCAGGCCGCGGCCGCCTCGTGGGCCATGAGCTGCGGGAGCCTCCGCTTCGCCCGGTGTCCATGGACAAACCCCAGGAGGTTCCCGCCTTCCGTGAGATACTTCCGGGGCGTGAACGTGCCGTCGACCGCGACGCGCTTCGAGCGGGAGTAGCGTTCGACCGCGACCCGGTGAAATGCCCAGGTCAGCGTCTCGTCATGGTTCCCGTTGACGACCAGGGCGTCGACCGGCGCGACCTCGGCCGCGGAGTCGATCACTCCGAGGAGCGTCGACGTTCCGACGTGGATCATCTTCTGGATCCGGCCGTCGCGCTCGAGCGGCGTCCCCGAGGTCGTCGAGCCAGACGGGTTGTCGTAGTGGAAGAGATCCCCCAGGCCCGCCACCGTCAGCCGGCCAGGCCGGTAGCCGGCGGCCAGCTCGAGCAGCTCGCCCGCGGCGCCGGCATCAACCAATGGGATCTGGGCGCGTCCTGCAGCACCGATACATCGGTGCAGGTGGACCGGGGAGAGGCCAAGCAAATGAAGGGGGCCCAGCGCAGTGCCATCACCGTGAGGGTCTGGAACGGAGACGGACTCGTGGGGGTAACCAGCACGTCCGAT